TTTGGCCAATACATCGAGGCGATGCTTGGTCTGTGCTTTGCCGTTGTTGTGGAGCTTGCTGGCAAGCATGGTGCAGAAAACGTGCCCCTTGGGATAGAGGTTGTGTGCCTGCAGCCAGCCAAGGTCAAACACGGCGTTGTGAGCCCACCAGTGCCTGGGACCGTTATTGAAGAACCGCTCCAGCCGAGGGAAGTCCGACTCCTCTAAATCGAAAAAGTCAATAACAACAACGGTTTTAGAGGTGTCGCTGCCTAGCTGCAGCAAACGAAGGCCACCATTTTTGGGCTGAAGTTGGGTGGTCTCCGTGTCAAATGCGATGAGAGTTGCGTGTTCGAGCAAGTCGAGGTGCTCGATGCCGAAATATGTGTTGTAACCCACGTCCCCTTAGAAAAGGTGCTCCTCGGGGAAGATACCCTCCCAATCCTGCTCGTGGATGCCTTCGGGCGAATACCAACCAGAATCGTCGAGATACCAGCCCGCCTTAGTGCGAGCGAAGAAAATTTTCTTGTCTACGTCTTCTGCAGAGTTGTCGTGTACAGGAATGGTCATTGAAGTGGATCGTCAAAAATGGGTGGGCAATCAGTAAGGCGCTGGTGCAATCTTTGGGCTTCCTCAGCTTCGAGGTGATCAATTAAACGTGATAAATACCACCAGGCTTTTTTGAGATCCTGGGTCGGGTTATCTTTATGCCACACTCTAAGCAAGTACTTTAGAGTGTTCCCGAGTAGCATACCGGTGATGGGATCTGGCGCATCTCGAATGACATCTTCTATTACATCAATAGCCTCGAATTTCCCGTGGGTGTAATGGGCTGGTGAGTTGACCAGATCATTTGGTTGGGAGACAACTGAGGGCATATTGAAAGGACCAGCTTTCCGGATCACGTACTAGATCGTAGGCGCAACCCACGATATAAAGCTCGTCATAACACTCACCTTCCCCATACTCGGCATCTACTTCGAGATTCCAAATACCTTTGCAGGTGCCCCCATCATCAAATACACCGATGTACTGTAGCTTTTGTTCCATGGATTCCCGTACCCAAAAAATCAAACTTTTGAGATCTTGTACTTCATGAGTTTCCCTGAGCGGGCTGTAATACGGTCCGCAGTCTTCAAAAGTAGAAACGTACATTGTGCTAGTCAGGTTTGTTTTTAGTGTCGGCCCAGATGTACTGGTCCCGATCAGATTTAGGAACTATTCGAAATAGTTCTGGATGGCCGGGGCGGCACTTACGGATTTGGTGCAGCCCTCTTGTAGCAGCCTTTTCAGACGAGTGGCAACTGATAACGCACCACTTGTCGTTACGAAGTGCTTGAACCTGGAACGGAAACTGGTCAAAACGTGAAACAGCGCGGTGGTAATAGCCAGCCATGTTGATGGGCATCAGTAGTCGTCGAGTACTGGTTGCCATATGTCTACCAGTTCCGCGAGTGCCATGAAGTCATCGGGCGTTTCAGGAGTCTTTTCGCTGTCATCCAAAAGAATGTCGCCCGTGCACGCAGCCGATGCAAACTCCGCTGGATCCCAACGCGTGGCGCAAGAGACTTGCACGATGTCTTCAATGGTTGCCTCGAAGTAGACGACGCGTCCGACTGGCTCACGGCAGAGTTCGTAGTAGTCAAGTGAAATGATGGAAGAGTTGCTCATGGGTCTAAAGGGACCGTTGATAAAGTAGCACGTTAAAGATTCAAGTAGTCAGAAATAACCGGAAAGATCTCCGATTCATAATGACTCATGACTGAGACGTCAATCCCGCCCACCAAGGCAGTTTCAACGTCGTTCTCGACGCGGCAAAACTCCTCAGGAGTGTCTCCATAGTGGTCTTCGCAGACTGCTATGGGAGAACCGTCATCGCCATACGCCGTGTAGCGAACAACCGCGAGTGTGTCCGCGGATTTACTCACGCTGTAATAGGTGATCGTTGTGAAGTCCATGGAACGTGACACCGCTCCCTCAATGTGCCCCGCCTTTATTAACAGAGCCATGATGGAAATGTAGTAGTCCGTAGATCCATGGACACACACCGTGAGTTCGCACTACAGCGGTTCCGGCAAGACATCAGTAAATGCTCTGATGTCAAGGAACTCCAGGACATGTCAATCAAGCTGATGCAGCTTTATCTGCGGCAGCAAGACACCGTCAACAAGATGGTTAAGGAAGGCTTCCTTCCTAACGCCTTTGATTAACGGTCGTAACGCTCCTCTTTGCGTTCGCGGAAGATTCGACCCACCTCGTCAAAACAGGCGCGGCGAGTTTCGTATGGGATGGCGTTCATGATCTGGTGCATCCGAAACTGAAGGAACTCGTCCTTCTCATCCATGACCTCGCCGAACTTGTGGGCGTTCTGGATTCCGTTACCAAGTGCGCTGACCACGAAGCACTGGAACGAGGGTGAATCGAGTAGATCTTTAAGGCTCAGTTTGTCAGCACTGGAGAGGGCGCTGTCAGGAATGGAAATGTCGTACGGCATTGAAATGGAATTAGGTAGTAAAGCTGAGGCCTTTAAGACCTCAGCACCATAGCTACCAAACCGTGGGTTGACCTGTCAACCGGCGTTCCACATACCGGGACCACGTTGCATTCTCGCGGGGATCCTCGGAACCTTTGAAACACTTGGGTCAGATCCATTGGTATCACTGGGATCTTTAAGTGTTTCAGCACCTGTTTCACGAAGTGTGTCAAGGAGGGGTGAAACAGTTGGGGGTTCCAGGGGTTGAGAGGGTTGAGACGAGGTAATCACCGCCTCTGCAAGTGTTTCATCGGGGTTTGACACACATGGTGAAACAGATGGTTGAAACACTTCACTTCCCTTCTCTTGCAAGGGAACTACTTCAACTGTTTCAAGATTTAAGGGATCCCCCCGCAGGAGAGAGGTTGTTTCTGCAAGCAGTGCTCTGTACAGGTGAGACTTACCTGAGACTCCTGCCTTTTCAATCAACCCTTCTTTGAGGAGGCGGTTGATAGCTGTCCTTACCCCTGGTTCAAACTCCTTACGGAGCAGCCCACTGTGGACAGACTTGTTGATCTCCTGGAGCGTGAAACCTTTCCCACGTTGTTTGCGGAGGAACTCCAAAGCCCTGTCTTTTTTAGACATAGGCCTCGTATCGCTTGCAAGGGGCTTAGCCCTCTCTTCCAAGGTGAAGGTCTCATCCTGGTTTTTGTGAAGCCACAGATGGCTCTGCTCACGACCCTGACGGCTCTTCTCAACTGTTACGACCCTGGTACGGGTCGGATCTTCATTCCCAGCCTCAATTTCGAGCTTTTGCTCCTCATCAGAGAGTTTGCGTAGCGCCCACACCTCGTCCACGGCGTCACGGATGGCTGTGGTGCCTCTGAAGCCGCCCTGCTTGTTGCTGTGGTGAATGATCATCACCGTGGTGGCTGGGTAGGTCACACCGTTGTTGCGGGTGAGCCAGTACAGCGGCCTGGCATATATGGACTTGTTCTCATCCGCTGCCCTGGCACCTGAGCAACCGACAAGAGAGTCGATGATCACCAAGGAGGGTTTGTACTTCTTCATCAGGTCGATGAAACGCCCCTGCTGGGTCAAATCAAAACCATTGCGGATGACAACGTTCCGCATGGCGTCTTCAGGAATGTCGATCTCAGCCAACTGGTCCTGCATCTGAATCATCGGCTGATCGCCGTTGAGGATCAGTACAGGGCCTTTGTTGACTGATTCACCCTGGCCCTTGACCTTGAAGGGATCTCCGGTCGCAACGTGCTTAGCGATGGTCCAGGCAGCAGATGACTTGCCGTCACCACCAGCGCCGTAGATCAACACGGTGAAGGGGCTGGGAAGGACACCAGGAATCAGGTACTTCCGATCCAGCTTCATCTTCATCAGATCAGCGAGTGTGATCTCCCCCTGGTGCTCAGCTGCGCGGTACTCCTGGTCCGCGACATACATTTCTTCCAGGCGATCAACCTTCCAGCCGGTCTTAATGGCCAAAAAGTGCATCTCAACCATCTGCTCAGCAGGGTTGTCGATTTCGTAGACGTCTTGAACTGCCTCACGAATAGTTGTGAAGGTCTGCTGAGGAGTGACATAACGATCTTTCTCGTAGTCAGCCTCGCCGTGAATCCGCATGACCCACTCTTTGACTCGCTTACCTTCTTCAGACTTGAAGCGATTACCGCGTGGATCCTCCTCCTT